GCTCCGCTATATCTTTCTTGCGGATCAGCAACAGGGAAAGAAGATATTAGACCCAATCCGCCAATGTGCGCAAACAGTTCTTCCTCTGCCAAAGTCAGTTGCTTTAAATCGCCGCTTGAGTTTAGGATCTTTACTGGAATGCTATTCCAAGCAGACATACTGTATTATCCTTCCGTTAAGCGTTTAATAAAGTGCCATTACGATCGTATACGTTGGGTATTCTCGCGTTGACTTCAGCAAGTGCGCCGTGTACAGTTTTAGCATTGGTGTGCGGAGTTGCAGCGCCAGAGGTAGGCAGTCCTATCGCGCGAGTGAAGTTAATGTCAGCACTGTCTGTTCTATAGACTTCTTGCCCAGCAGAATAAAGTCCAGTGTAGAATACTACGTTGCCATTATCATTTTTAAACGTAGCATATTCTGTTGAGTGTGCGACAGAATCTGCTTGAAAGTGAATGTGTCCAGTATGCGTACAAAGGCGAATATCTGAATCAGCATCAATTGTAATACCACCAGTTTGAGTGCTTATCCTTAGAGTTCGCGCAATATCCATGTGAGTGATTGCTGAGTCAAGATCCCAAGTAATAACCTGATCGCTGTCTCTATAGAAGTAAAGATTACCGTTATAGGTGTCGATTATCATATCGCCCGAAACATCAATATGATATCCACCAGTTACTTCTAGTTTATTGTCTGGACCAAAGAAGTACTGGTATCTTGTATTATTGCCGCGTTTGAAACTAATACCAGAAGCAGAATCCGCTACTTGAAGCACTAATGCTCCGTCAGTAGAAATTGTATAATCGCCAACAACTGAGTCAACTGTCAAAGAAGATAGAGTACGAGTTACTTGCGTTGCCCCGTCCCATTTGTAATAGAATACGCCACTACCAGCATCAAGGGCAATATCTCCCGAAACATCAAGTATGGCATCTCCAGTATGAGTGATGGTATCAGTATCAATGTCCCAACTCTTGGTTCCAGCATTTGTATTGAGGACAAAAGATTGATAAGCATTTATTGTGAAATCGCCTGCTGTATTAGTAATACTAGCAGCGGTTCCTGTAATCGTCATATTAGGAGCAGCATCAGCGTTTAATCTAAATCGCTCAGTCGTTCCATCTTTAAATATAAAGTCGTCACCGTTAGCATCAAGAGTGATGTCGCCGGAAACATCATATGTTAAGTTTCCTGTTACAGTCGCAGTGTTAGTTCCTGCTGGGTCTAAGGAGTAGACTATAGCATTTGCGCCATCATCTTTAAGAGAAAGAGAACCAGTACTAGTATCAATGACAACATTTCCGGCAACGTCAACGGTGTAGTTTCCGTTTACTGTTACAGTGTTAGTTGCGCCGAGAGAATGTTTAACTCTAGATACTGTAGCAACTTGCATGTCAATGTCAGCACCACCTGCATCAAGAGTAATATCTCCGGCGACGTCAACAGTTAAATTACCCGTCGGAACATCTATCTCTTGATTCGCTCCCATTTGAAAATCGAAACGAATGGCACTATCATCTTTGAAAGTAATATTAGCACCGCCAGCATCAATGATAACATCGTTTACTGCATCTAAGAAGATATTATGCCCTGCTCTGAGTTCAATTCTTTGACCACCAGATTGCGCAGTGCTGATCAATAAACGATTTTCAGTTTCAGTAACATCGCCAGTAGGATACAAAATCTCACCAGAGGAAGCATCGAACACTCGTTCAATCTCGTTGATAGCGTCAGTTACAGTCTTATATGCTGTATTCGTATCTGCTTTAAAATTACCGCCACCTACTCCGTGTAAGTCGCTATCAAGTTCGTTCAAAGCGTCTGTGACGGTGTTAGCAGTAAAATCGTCCAGTCCCCTCAACTTGCCCAAATAACCTGAAGTTTCTGGTCCTAAAGCAGAATCCAGATACTTCATATCCGAGTCAACAATATTACCGAAATGGTTAAGATCGTTAATTAATTGTTGAAACGTATCCGTCGTTTGAAATAGAGGATGATCGCTATCATGAAATTGATTGTTAGCCATTCTGCTGCTTCTCTATCATTGTTCTTATTAGGTCTTTGAGTTCTGAAAACTCTTGCTTTAGTTGGGCAACGTCGTTTTGCATTGCCTGTTCTGCTTCTCTCTTTTCGAGCATACGCTTTTTAGATTCACGTGCTCGGCGAATCTCTTCACTGTTTGTATTTAGTATTGCTCCTGTTGACATGTCCTTTACTAGACCAGTGTACCCCTCAACAGTAACATATCCTTTTCTATTTATCATATCAATGCAATCGCTTTGATGTCTCTAATAATAGGAATTTGACAACTGTTTCTAGATCTCAGAACTACTTTAACTTGGAATTGTCTGAAATCAGGCAAGTCGCCATCTACACCGCCAACCAAGTATCGGTATTCGCTATAAGACAGTTCGCCAGAACCTTGTACATAGAGATCTTTAGATGGATCATTTTCTGCACTAAGTTGAATCCAGTTTCTGCTATAAATGTCGTCATCCGAACCTGTAGTTGTTCTATAGTATGTGTCGAAATCTGCTTGAGGTGGTACGTGCATCTTAATAATAATCCTTAAACCATTACCTGCCTCTGGCAGAACAACTGGTTTAGTGATGTGTTTAGATGGCGTCGTACCTGAAAGCGGATTAGTTTCAGCAACATAATCCGTTGGCGCATTCCTAATGGTAGTTGCTACTCCATTATCAGCTTGGTTATCAATCAGGTAATTCATCATCATAGCACCAACACCCTGTATGTCGATGATAGGCGTCACGTCAGAAACATAACCCGATGATTTGAAAGTCTGTGCTCTCGGACCACCAAAGTTGGATACCTGTGAAGTTTGCATTGAAGTGGTTACCACAATAGATGGTTGACCGTTCAATTGAGACGGATTAACTGTTTGATCACTGTTGGCCAAATATCTTGGATTATCAAAGTAGATTGTTTCAAACGGAGTTAAAGTAAACCTACCGTTTCCATTAGTTCCTGTTGAAGCAGCATCATCAATGTTAAATCGCGTGTCTTGAGTTGCTGTTGATAATCCAACTTGTCCATGAGAAAATCCGCTTACGAAACTGGCTTCATATCTGATACTTGTTCCTGTAAAATTGACATCGGATATGTTCCAATTGAATCTATCTATGTTACATGCTGAAAGCGAAGTCACAGAATCAGCACCAAATTTTCCTGTGCTACCCGAATCAAACGTAGATCCATTATCAATTGCAACATAATATCCAGTAATATCTGGATCAACAACTACGTTAGCAGTATCCATGATCGATGCGCCAGTAACGCCATTATAGTTAGTTGCTGCGCCCAATCCCTCAATAAGGACTTTATCACCGTCCAAAAGATTGTGATAGAAATGATCAACGCGGAATCTATTCAAGTCATCAGAGTCAACTCTCATGCTAGTAGCATAGTTGTGATGCGTTCTAAAATTAGGTTGATTGTAGAAGTTAACATTACCAGAATTTTTGAATTTCGCAGTATAGATTCTAAACGCCAAATCTTGATTCTGTTTTGGAGTCCATGAAGAACCGTTTTGTGACAGGAACAAAGATCCTGTCGCTGGTTGCTTACTAACTCTCTTATCTGTTCTACCAATAATCAAGTCGTATGTGGTAGCAATAAATGCTTGGTAATCATCGCAATCTGATAACAAACAAATAGCATACTCTTTACCCGCACGAATGTAAATTGGTTCTGGGAACTCAAACGTAACTGGATTAGACAAGATGTCATTTAAAGTTCCTTCATCAGGATCAGTTACATTGGGAATGTTGTTAACTATAGCATAAACATCAGCAGCAGATCTGTATACGCAATGTTGTTCACTTATAGGTGCATTTACAGGCGTACCGTTTACCACATCTCTAATTTGTAGTTGTATTGGAATTTGTGGTTTGCCTGGAGGTGGTGCTGATCGCAAAAATATATCTACTTTTGTCACAAAAGCACCGTCCGTCATAGAAGATCCTACAAGCGAGAAAGTTTGCGCGAGTGGGTCATATGGTTGCCAAACTACTGTAGTTTGTGAGTCAATAGTTTCTGATTCAAGAATTCCACTTACTGTATCAATGTAATCTTCAGACCTTACTACTCGCGTGCTGATAATATCCTTTCTTCTAGTAATTGCTCTACCAGCAGCAGCATATTTTGTTTTCGCTCTAGAAAGAGCGTCCGCGTTTATGCCTGAAGAAATATCAAGGAGTTTTATTTCCCGAGTGCCGATCCTGAATTTCCAACCTGCGTAGTCATAAACTTGTGGCGAACCTGCTCCATAAAGGGCAACACCTTCTTTTACCTTTTTAACCCAAGTATCCAGTTCTTCCTCATAAGGGAATACGTCAGATTTAGGAATAGGTATGGTTGCTGTATTAGGAATAAATAAATCGAAATACAAATTACCATTAGCATCTGAAAACAATGCGTTCTCGTTACTAACTCCTAGGGAGTTTGGATGTCTTTTTATAGTCGTCCAACTCGTAGGATATTGGGTTTGATGCGCCCGTTGAGCCAAGAGAGTAGTATAAGATCCCTCTGTTCTGCTAAGAACCCATTGATCCATTCTAATACCATCAAAATATAACCAGAAGCGAGTGTCTGGGCGTAGACCTTCTGCTTTACCCAAAACTCGACGGTTCCTTATAAAAGGCACAGTACTAACATCGATGATTTTATCATCTTCAAATGTTTCGATTTGATCGCTTACTACTCTGGTTCGAACACGTTCCGTAGTTCTCTGCGTAAGTCGACGAGTAGTGGTTGTTCGTTCAACTTCTCGTTCGACTCGCCCTTGCTCATTGATCCTACGACCGCCTAAATCACGAACAGTAGTTCTAGTTGATACGAAAGTAGATGTCCAAGTTCTTGGTACATATGCTGACAAATCATTAAGTTTAATATAAATTGTTTCGTTAGTAACACTTCGATCTGGTAGTCTGTAATGGTCAACCCAAAAATCTCTTGAAGGGGTGACTTTAAGATTACCTTCACCAGCAAACACATTAAATGGGTTTACGTTATAATATCCACGCTCTTCATAAGAATATGGCGTTCTCCAAGAAATTACTTCTTGCGTTAAGGCAGAATCCAAAACTTCTACATAGTCAAGCATTAGCATATCGCCACGCCTAACAACGTTGTTCAACTGAGGTATGCTTGCTCTTGGTCCTCCAAGGGTAGATCCGTTGTAAGCATTAGCAGAATCCCAATAGAAATCGTTCCAGAACTTAGTATGCTTTGGTTGAATTTCGCCTTTTAAAGTGTCGAGTGTTTGTGTAATCCAAGACTCATCGTCTATGAAGTTTGGTCCAACTTCAGAGGAAGCAAGTGCTAATCCGTAACTGAAATCATCTACGAAGAATCCAGTCTTAGAACGAATTGTATTGTTACTATTTTGTTCAATTAAATTTTGCGCTTCTTGTTCGATGAACGAAAGAGCAACAGTTTCTTCCAATCTACCGACTCGAGTTCTCAAACGATCAACATCGCGCATAGTGTATCGAGGATAACGGTTCTGAGAAACCATAAGATCGTTAATTGATTTGGTGTTACCATTCAACAAGACGTTAAACAGTCTCATATTTTTGTCCATGGCACCTCTAACACCAGGAGAGAGTGATTCATCACCTTTAACAACGTTGATCCTTGGTTTAAAGGTAACTGCGTCATACGTTAAGTTAATCGCATCAATTCTCTTATTATAGAAAGTAGTACCATGACTTATCGAACCGCCATCCCTTGGCATTTCATTGTAATCAGCTGCTGATATAGAACTTGCAAGAGGATCCATTTTGGAACGGAAGTCAAAGTATTGGTGCAATGGGTAAGGTTCACCGTCTAATTTAGAAAGGAACGTTGGAATATCACCATAATCGAATTCAGGATACTGTGTGGTTGCAGATGCCGCGTCCGTTAACAAATATGAATTAGGCGAGAAGTATCCGTCATTTCTAGTCCAAGTGAAGTATCCAATTTTAGCGAGAACAGAATCGACTAGATTACTGACGCCTCTGTTTGGCGTCAAATAAATTGGACCATAATAGTTATCCCTTTGACCGCCATCAAATACAATGTTGTTGGTGATAACTGATCCATCTGAATCAGAATCATATGCCTCGAGCAATCTTACTCCATCATATAATCCAGACAAAGCAGTACCATCTGCTTGACCAGTAACCAAGAAACGGTCGCCAACGGAATCTGTGTATCTTCGTAGTTTAAACCAACCTTCAGTGTACTTCTTGGTGTCAGCAACTAATCCGCCAGATTTTTGACCTTTTTCAACATAAGCATAGATTACATAAGTTTTGCCAGTTGTAAGACCAGTAACAGTTGCAACATTACCAGTTCCAGTAATATTAGCAGCAGGCACATATTCTTCTTGATTATCAGTAATGTTAATAATTGTCCATTGACCTTTATCAACAAACTCTTCAGAAGCAGCAGCAGTAATTCCTATTGATGTTCCTGCTCCAGTAGCATCAGTAAAATATCTCTGTACGGTTACATTAACGTCACTAACACTTTTAACTCTGTGTGAAGAAATTTCAAACAATGAAGTATTTTCTTCTGGTCCTTGTATATAATTTTGTTGATCTTCTAGAAGTGGACGAATCACTTCAGAATTTAAAGTGCCATACTCGCCGATTTTAGAGACAGCACGGAAATTATACCCATCTTTCATTTGAATATCCATCAAATGAACGCGATAGTTGGTTTCTCTTTGTCTAGGTAATCCTCTTGCAGTTGCAACACCACTACCATCACTATCTTTTAAGTATCCAGTGTTTACTACTGATTTAATTCTAGCATTACCTATTACACTGTCACTGCTGTTGTACAAATAATGTTTTGTAAGAAGATTGATGTTACTTGGAGTCCAATTACCTAAGAAGGAATTAGCAGAATCGTTTCTAACACCTAGATAATTTTTAAAACTAACGCCAGTATTCATGCCCGAATCAGTTGTTGTGCTGATTGGTTTTTCTACATATAAGATTTGATCGAGTTCTTGCTCTAGACGGAATCCCTCAAAATAAGCAAGTGGGTTTTCGCCTAGATCATTAGGTGCTGGCATGAAATATCGAAGTCTCTTAGAATCTCCGTTAGAATCATCCCATTCAGAAATTTCTAAATTATGCTTGTGTACAATAAAATCGCCCAAGCTCTCGGAATGTCTAGTCGCCGCTCTTTTTTCTATTTGATTAAAATTATCTGTACCTGATTTAATTTGTACAATTTTAGATTCTCTAACTTTGGCGAATTCTAAAAAGTCAAGTTTATCAGCGATTTCATCTCTGGTTGTTAGTAGAAGACGAATTCTATAGCGATCTGCTCCTGGCGAAGAAAGATTAGGTCTTGCGCCTTGATTATCATAAAGTGCCTCGTCATCAAGAGCAGTAACAACATCTTGTACAATTTCAAATCCAACATCAGCATTTGCTTGTGGAGTGTGTTTAGAAATAGCACGTTGTTGTTTGGGCGCGATGACGAAGTGCCCTTGAGTGAAGAAATCAACGCTGCCCATGGTAAAGATTACACCTCTACCAGTGGAGGTTGGTTCTCCTGGTCCTTGCTTATGCACTTTTAGATTAACCAATCCAGGACTGGTCAAAGTTTCTTCATCTAAGAAAGACAAAGTATTGGCGACGTTATCAGTAGATGAAGCGCCAGAAGATGCTTGTGAGATATATCTTCCGTACAACACTGGAAGATCGTCTCCGCTCGCGACTTCAACGTGACTACAAACAAATACCAATCCTGTAGTTTTATTAGAATGAGTACTGCTTCCTGTAAAGACTGCGCCGAGATAATCCTCAACATCGTCAAGCAATTCGTCTACAATAACATATGACCGAAGATCTGTACCCGCGCCAGCACCTTTAGGACTTACAGCAGCACCATCTAGGAAAACATTTTGTGCGAATTTGGTAATTTGATTTTGTAGAATCGTTTGTAACTGAGTAAGTTCTCTTGCCTGCAATGGACGTCCGCTGTTAAACAGAATACGATAGTATCCTGCGCTATCAAGGAAGTCGTCCTTATAGTCGTTTTTTAAAGTATTATTAGTAAACGGATTAGGCATTTTTTATTCCTTACAGGTCGATAACGATTTTAACGTCTTCAGTTTGTTCATCGTCTCGAGTAATTTTCACTCTATTGTCTATGTAGATAACTTCACCAGAAAATCTATCGACTTCCGCTGGGCGCAGATTAGGACCACTAGGATTGGCAACGATAGTTCCAGTACCCAAAGCACTTGTTCCTTCAAAAAATTGAATATTATTAGAACTATCGAATCTCTTAAATCCTGTCTCTCTAGTTTGATGAACATACGCAATTGCGGTAACTGAATCATATGTAGCATCAAAATAATCTAGAATACAAGAGGCATTACTGGTAGTCTGAGTAAGTATTTGGTCTCCAGTTAAGTTAGCAGCAAATCCACTTGTTCCCTGTACAAATAATTTCTTGTATACTTGTCCAGTCAAATCGCTGAATTCAGAATCTCCAACAAAACTACCAAACTCTGCTGAATCTTTTTGTGGGTTCTTTATCAATCCAACTTGGCGGAAATCGTTTCGAACAGTAAAGTCGTTATTTTCTACGCCAGTCAAAGTAGCGTTGAACATAATAGCAGATGAATTCAAATTAACTACTGGATTGCTTCCCATGCCAGAATCGCCATCAATAATAGCACGAAGAACGGCACCAGTGCCACCGCCTCCTGAAACTGAAATACTAGCATGCCTATAATTTTTACCGAAGGTAAAATATGGAGCAGTAGAAGAATCTTTCATAACGATTTCATAAATTCTACCATTCGCTATTTTAGCAATTGCTTGTGCTGAATCTCCAGACCTAAATTTATGCCCAAGAGCTCTGCCTCTTATCGGTTCGCCGACAATAGTTACAGTAGGAACGCTGGTATAACCTGATCCCCCAGAATCTACTGCGATACCAATAAGTTGTCCATCAATTGATGCCTTTTGAATCGCTAACTGGTTTGCTCTGGTCGTTGTAAGTTCATCTGCAGCAGGTCCACCCTGACTAGAATCCAAGATTTTTTCAACTGGCAAATATGCCGAAGTCAAGAATTTTCTGGTTTCTGTAGCACCGATAGTGAACAAGAATTTCCAAACATAACCATCTTGTGCGCCAACGAAGAGTTGGGTTGGGGGGTCACCAGCAATTGGTTTATTTTGCGAGTTATTGACATTTCCGTTAACATCTTTACCTTGCTGAATACAAACAAAGACGCTGTTATCATCTGTAATCACATAATATGGATGTTGAATATCACCAGAAGGACCTACTGTGGTATTAGAACTAAAGTTATTATCCCAAGCACTGTATTGATTTCCCGCAATCCAATTATACCTAGGAACAACGTATGAAACGTCTGGTACCAATTTTACAGATTGTAGACTTTCCTGAAATTTCAATGTTTCGTTTGTTGAGGGATTTGGTACTGGTGGATTTAATTCACCAGTGGTTGCAGTTGAATCCCAAATTTCAGCACGACCGATACCCAGATAATATCTGTCAGAGTCGGTTCCTGCTGTCTTACCTATGTTTTGATAAGATTCATAAATTTTTTCAAGAATATCTCTTTTAAAGAAATCTGATACTGTTGCTACCATTTCCCTACTCTCTTATGGTATAAGTTTTAAGTTGTCGTCAGAGTCTAGACCCATGGCCATCCATTCTGAACCGCCCCAAATTAGTTCTACTCCACGTTTTCCTCTAAGAACCATGGAAGTCGCTGGTCCAAAATTAGAAGGAGTGATAGTAGAATATCCAGTACTAATGTTTATAAACTTTTTCATCTGCCCTAGTACTGTTCCGTCTGAACAAGAAATTGCCGATGGGTTTACCTGATTAATAAATGTTATAGGAACCATAGGATCCGCAGCACCAGTTACAGTTGATATAGTTTCTGATGCTTGTACGATTGGTCCATTTATACTTACCACGCCTTCGTTTAATGGAGTAATGTCTATACCCACATTGGTTAATCCACTAGCAGCGTCACTATCAACGCAAAGTTTTACTGCGCTCGCGGAGTCGCCGTTATCTATCCTCAGAAAATGAGTTGAAGAAGTAACACCATTTAACTCTAGAATCTGATTACCATTGCTGTCGTGGACCATACCAATCCTAGGATTGGTTAATGTTTTATTTGTTAGGGTATCTGTAGTATTTTTTAGAACTACAGTACCAGTCGTATTTGGTAAAGTGATTGTTTTATTACTACCAGTCGCGACATCACCAACTAACTTAGTTGTGTATGATCCTACATCAGAATCGCCGAATATGATATTACCATCAGAGTCTAAATGAAAGTAACCACTTGCTGCGTCTGATTCGCCTAATAATGCAAAAAGAGTTTGGAAATTTCCATTAATCTTATCAGCAGCATCGCGCAGTGTGTCTCCCGTACCATCATTTGCGATGGTTCCGTTTAATAAAATTAGTCTGGTTGTACTGTGTGACATTTTTAGGTTCCGTAAATTATAATGTTATTTATACTCGTTCTCAAGAAGTTCCGCTAGGATTATGAATAGTTCCGTCGCTATCTATCGGCAACAGAGGAAACTCCACGTATTGAATTAGATTAGGAGCGTTTAGTCCCAACGCGGAGGTATTACCCCGTCCATCACTGTCGCCGTTGACGTAAGCATTTCTCAGTGTCCGTGGTTTTGGCAAACCAGCATCATTATCTCGTATGGTATCTAATTCATCAATAAACCATTGTATTGGGTTATTTCCAGAATCTAATGTAATTGGGAACTTAATATTAGCTCTGTTACCTGATCCATCCGAGTCATATGAGTACCACTTACCTTCGTCAAGCAAGTTGATGGAGTTCGATAAGTCAGCATAAGTATCGTCCAAAGTTCTTGCTTCAATCAGATCTGCCTGATAGATCGATCCATATTGAGTGTGCCATCCCGCAACATTACGTGGATGGAACATATCGTTAACTCGCGTCCTAATACGTTCGCCATATGGTCCTGGACCAATCTCTGAAAGCGAAGTGGTGAAAAGACCGCGACCATTGCGCTTGAGAACCTGCGCAGTAGAAAATACTTCTACTGGTGGCGGTGGTTCGATAAACGATGGTTGCGGACCCAAATTAAAATCATAAATTGAATTAATTTGTACTTGACCAGCAAGATACATTCCAGCTGGGTGGACAAAAGTTTTATATGCTTCTCTCCAAACTGGAACGCCGATTGGAGTAGAAATCAAAATCCCATACAACTGATAGAACTTGTTGTCAGTAATTCTTTTTAAAGTTACTTCCGTTCCAATAGTTGAATAGGATCTTCTTACAGATTCTATTTTTAACGAACTTCCGTCAGGAACATATCCAGTTTTTCCAAAGTACGTTAGTCTACTGTCGCTGTCATAAATAGGATTATCCGCAGAATCAAAAGAAGCAGGAGTTAATGGGTTAAGATACAACCCTGCGCTGTCAACTGGTTGTAGTCTGATATTAGATCTGCTAAATTCTCTGATGTAGTCAACGTCTTGCCTTAAAGTGACATATTCACCTTGACTATCTTGCAAGTATACAAAGATTTCAGATCCTCTGAATGTATATGGGAAATTGTATCCAGTTGACTGACCGCCTCCCTCAAATATCATTACTTCTCTATTAGGATCGCCAACGTAAAAGACTTCATCTTTTCCATAACGAACTTCAATATCAAGACCGTAGAATACACGGAAGAACTGTTTGATAGAAAACTCAGTTCCCTTTGATCGGTATAATAAGTTTGAATATTGTAATGATGTTCTTTTATCAGAGAATGACTCATAATATGGTTTGCCCATCAAAAGTTCATTTGCGATAAAATCTAGGAGTTCAACCTTTGCGCCAGTAACATCTCGATTTAATAAGAGATCGTTCAGTGCTTCAGTTGCGGCACCTTCTTCTTCTAATGTTTTATAATATTCCTGAAGGAAGTTTACTAATTTTGGATATTTTGTATCAAAATGCCCAGGAAGAGCCTCAAAGACGTGATATTTGTCTAAGTCAAGTTTATGACGATAAACATCTGTTAGAGTCTTATCTAATGGCATAGTATTTTACTCAGTATCAACCAATATTGCTTTAGCAAATGATTCTTCTGGGTCAAATCGAATTACGTTGTTTAACTTGGCAACCACTGCTGATTCATTAGCAGGCACTGCAAAAATTTTAATATAATTTCTAGCATTAGGAATTGACTGTACTCTAAGTCCACTAATATTCACGATACCTTTAGAAGCATCGTAAGATCCTATGTTGCTAACTAAAACCTTACCTGTAATCGAGACTAGTTCCAAATCACTAGAAGGTTTGCTATCAAATACTACTGGGTTTCTACCAGGAAGGGATATTCTAGTTCTTTTATCTAACTTATTCCTAATGAAGCAGGTCTGATTTCTGTATATAAACAGACTGCTTGTAATTGTAGGTTCAATCACCAGAGTAGATTCTCTTAACGACACTGGAAACGTCAACACATGATTTTGATTCAAATTAAATGTAGGGGTTATTCTTCTATTAATTTTTATGTTCGATCTAGAAGAAAGTACCGATGGGTTAGTTGAATCAATCCTGGTTAACAAGTTAGATCTTCGGAAAACTTGGTCAAACTTACCTGTGTTTTCTAAGAAGTACTGGTCGATTGCTGATTGTACGTTTGCCCGAATAGTCGATTCTGTCAATCCTGTAAGAGAAGGGTTCCATTGAAAAAATGTTTGAGCAGAAATATAAGTTACTTCTGGATCAGTAAATTTTAAATCGAAGGAAGCAATTGAGAAGTCGTCTGCCAAATCGAGGATACCACGACGAACGTTGTCTATGGTTGCGTTAGTGAGATTATCTTTAAATACAATTGAAGTAAAGACCGAACCATAATCTGGTAGAGGATCGTCCTCGCCTCCCCAAGATTTTATATCGTTAATAAAAGCAGAATACTTTTTCAAGATTAGCGCAGAATAATCAGTTGCAGTTACCATTCTATTCTGTGCGGCATATTGATACGGAGCGTTAAGTCTCATTGATTCTAGACTTTCTTTACCACCACCACCAGCAGATCTAGTTCGAACAGCAATGGTAACGTCTTCATTCGAGATCTCTACATCAGAGTTGCCAGCAACCTCAGGAGCGAAATTAATAGTTGTATTTAAAGTCAAGGTTGGTATGTTATTGGCAAGTTCACCATTAGTTCTTAGATAGTTTACATTAATCACATTACCAGCGACTGGCGCTTGTCCTAAGGAATTACCGTTTCCGAATGTAAGTTCGTAAAATCCATTAGGCGATTCTCTTAAAACAT